CACGCAACCCTGTGACAGTCGCCAACCGTGTTTCTAGCCCGTCAGCCGCTTCAGCGATAGTTGCAGCCATCAAGCAACCTGCACACTGTCACGACGATACGGAGCGAGTAGCGCAGCAGCGACAGGGTGCATTGCTTGCCGTAACCGCATGATCCCGATGTCACCGAACCCTGCGATACCCAACGGTGCGTCAGCAGATTTGAAGATCGACACACCTTGAATTTGTGCAGCCTGTTCAACCGGGTGGGGGAGATAGTCGTCAGATGCAGCCGGGTTCGCCCAACCCCAACGCGCTGTGACTTCAACCAACGCCTGCCCATAATCAAACGGCCATTCGCGTGATTGAATTGCACGCACCCGTGTGAACGGCCAGTTCTGACCGCCCAACTTCCCGTTCAACGGTTCCAACTGGTAATCACCAGCAGCCCACGTTGTTTCAAACACACCATCGTTGTCCTCATCAGTTTTGATGACGAGCCCGCTGGTGGTGGAGATGTCATCGACTTCTAGCAGCCACGGAGTGGACGCGACGAACACGCGTGCAGTCGCAGCATCCTGCTGCACAAAATGGCGATCACAGAACGCTTGCACCATTTGAGTTGCAGCGTCAGCAGCCATCGTCAAACGGTTATCGTCAACCGCGTCAGAGATACCCAATATCTCTTTCAAGTCATCTTCTGTGACTAGCCGATCCGTGAGATGAGCCATGCTGCAACCTTTCGCACAATCGTGATCATGCTACCCCATGACACCCGGTCGGAACGCCACACAACGCACATCAGCAGGACGTTTCTGTGTGTCCACCACACAATCAACAAACCCTGCTTCTTCCAGCCACATCGACAGTTCCACCGGATCGATGTTGGCGTAATGCTCACCGGGTTGCAGCCCTTTGCCATCAACCGCGCTGTGTGGTGCACGACCCGGACCGGCAGCAGTCATCACAAACATCCCGCCGGGTTCCAACATGCGGAACGCCTGCAACACAATCTCACGGGCACGCGGAGCATGTTCCAACATCTCCGTGGACACCACACAGCCAGCAGGCATGTCAGGCACGAAATCTGCTGCGTCACACACAACGTCAACACCATCACCCGGCGCGATATCAACACTGATATACGAGTCACAGTTGAACAGTCCGCGCACACTGCCGTTCACATCACGCGCACCCAACTCAACCACTGAACTGAACTGGCGATCAGCGACATGCTGGTGAACCCAATCCATAGCCTCAGGATGCATCAGCGAACCTCATTGACCGTTCCAACCACAACACACGATCCTCCTCTGCGAACGACTGACCCAACCTGTACACCTCATCATCAGGTGCATCATTCCAAATCGGATGCTGATGCTCCACCAACGACCGTGAACAATAACGAAACTGCCCAGCCTGCATCGCTACAGCAGTCCACTCGTTATCAACATACCAATGACGATATCCCTCATGGCACACTGTGAATTCGCCATCCCATGACGCACCGTGCTCATCCAACCAGTCACGACGGATCGCCGGATGGGTTGCGTGTCTGCCTGCCATCACCGTGCGGTTCCGCATGTCGTTCGTCGCAACGAACGCTGACCCGTCATCAGAGTCAACGATCTCAGCCCACCAACCCGGCCAGAACCGGACATCATCACCAACAAAAAACAGCCACGGTTCAGTGGTTTCCCGATACCCCAAATTGCATTTCGTCGCGAACGTCTTTGACTCAGATTCGTTGATGATCATGTTCACCCGATCATAGGTTTCTGACACAACTTCAACTGCTGCCATCTCGGCCATGTCGTCATGGTCAACGACGAAATAGATGTTGGCTGTGTGCGCTGTGCTAGTGCAGGACTCCACGAACGGTTTCACGTTCTGTGGTCGGCGCATCACCGGAACGATCACAGCAACATCAATCAACAGTCGCCATCCTGTCGAACAGTCGTTCATCCAACCACATGTGCTTCAGATGTGTCGTCTTGACACCGGTGTGAACATGCACAGGGATTTCCAACGCGTTAGCGCGAGCACACATCGACAAGTCCTCACTGATCCAACTATCTGTCGTCGGGTTCCTCACCGGCGAATACCATGCTTGCCCGTACTCTGACTCAATCCGTTGGAACACAGATTTGTGAATCAACACAAACGCAGACCCAGTGCCAGCACACGCCAACACACTGTCCCGCTCATAGTCACGGCGCACTGTGAACCCGCGACGTTCACCGTCGTCATACCAGTCAAAAATTGTTGGGGCAGGCTGCACCAGATAACCGCCGACACCATCCACCCCAACCTCACGATTCATGAAACACAATCCGCCCATGATCGGTGCAGTCTCAGGATCAGCAGCGTCCATCAACCGGTCAACTGCGTTCGCTTCAAACCCCATATCCGTGTCAACCCACATCAACCAGTCAACGTCAGGCATGTCATGCACAAACTGGCGGGTCGTGTCGTTGCGTGCCTGAACGATCCCACCAGTCCCGTATTTGGTTGCGAGCCAACCGCCACCGATCACTCGTTGACTGTTCGCCACATCGTAAGCAATCAACGCCATCAGCGACTGATGCCAACTGTGCGCCACTTCCAAACTGTGAACATAAGCGATGCACACCTTGTCACGATTCGGCATCAGCATCCCCTGTGACCTCAGGTGCAGGTGCAGCAACCTTCTTCGGTCGGCCACGTTTCCTCACCTCACCCGGTGCCCGTGTCGCAGTCTCAACACCAGACACCTGACGATCATTCGGCATCAAATTCCTGAACAGGTCAGGACGGTACAACACGAACGGATCAGTAGCGTCCCACACCACACCTTCGGTGAGTCGAACACGGACACCGTTCATGTCTGCTGTCACACAGGTTGCTGCTGCAACCACATGGCTAGCCATTGGGCAGTTCTCCTATTCGGGCAGTCAGATCGGGCAGGTGCCCAACCTCACGCGACTGCCCAACACGCGAGGTTGGGCGACTATGTATCTGACGACATGTTAGCGCGACAAAGATACTCAATCGCGGCACGCAACAACAAAGGATCATCACGGAATCTTCCCAACCCGTTGTTGCAGTTGTTGCACAGGAATCCTCTGATGCATGAACCGCAAGAATATTTGCCAGAGCAGCAATCATGGTCATGATCGATGGCTAGCGTTTCCTGTTTGTCACCACAGATGTCGCACGTTGATGACGGTGTGAAATTGTCAGGATCGATACCGTGACGGCGTAAGCGTTGCCGTTCCGACTGTCTTTTGCGATAGTCAGGGTTGTCTCTGCGCCATTGATGGCGTACTGGGCGCATAGCGTTTTGATAGCAATCAGCAGAACAATATTTGCGTCGCTTACTTCCTGCCATGTCGGCATTACATTGAGCGCAATATCGGGGAATAGACTGTGCCATGTCATTCACCTCCGTCTTAGGTGTGTGGCTGAGACCGGGGCGTGGCTGCGTCCCGGTCTCTCTATTCTACCCGACTGGCGCGACCTGACTGGTCACCCAGCCAGACCGCAAGACCCCACACGCTACCGATCACCCAACCCTGTTCGGGTTGTCAGTCATCCAAGCCTTTGCGTCACGCAAGGTGGGGAACCACTCACCAAGCGTGTCGGTGAAGTGGTCGTGTTCGCAAACGTACCGGACATACCAGCCGTCACGGTCAGTGTGCCCATCGATGCACACTTCCACATCGGTGCATCCGTGGTTGCAATGGAGATATTCCAAACGGCCAGTGGTGGTGCGCCAGATGCTGGTGCCGTACAGACCGGGCATCCGCTTGTGAAACTGAACTGCTGCTGTGTTGCTCATGTGTGTAACTATACACGAACGCGTAGAGATGTCAACACCCAATCACAGAAATGTGAAAGCCCGGTGAGTTTCCCCACCGGGCTAACTGTCAACGGAGCGATCTGCTCAGTGAAGAACGAAACCGTCCTTCTCTGCAGTCGTGATGATGCGACGACGACGCGAGCAGTAATAGCCTGCGCCTGTCCATCCGTCGCCTGCGTCCCATGTGACGCGAGCACCGTCACCGCTGCGCTGGTTGGCAGCAAGCGCAGCCTGTGCCTCAGCGTAGGAAGCGTGGGTGAAAGTAATGGACTGGGACATTGTGACCTCCTCGGTCGGGTTGGTGGTAGCGGTTGCTGCCATGTAGATATCTAAACATATTCGCGTAGAACCTGTCAAGACCTAAACCAAAAAAATCTCGGAAATATTTTTGAGCATGTGAAAGCCCGGTGAGTTTCCCCACCGGGCTGACACACTTCCAAACCCCGTCAGGGGATCAGGTCACTGGTTCTGCAACAGACGGAAACCCAGATCGTTCACGCTGTCATAGCCGTGACGCGCAGTGGCGAACCAACCGCGCTGACCGGTCGGGCGACCGTTCGTCGTGCCGAACAGATGCGGGATCAATTCAACCGACATGCCCGCACGCTGCGCCACCAAGAAGTTGGAGAAGTCACCAACGACGAGGATGTTCGCGGCACCCGTGGTTCCGGAAAATTCAGGAGCGTAGTCCGTGGTGCGGATCGGGCGACCGAACAGCGTGCCGATACCACCAGCCGACAAATCGACGGTGTAGTACGCGCTGTCAGCACCGGCAGCGAACGAACGAACCTCGTTCTCCACATCGGTGTTCATCACCCATGTCGCGTTGGCGCGGTAACGCTCCGGCAGGCTCTTCCAGACCTTCAACAGGTCGGTTGCGGAAAACGTGCCATCGGTGGTCACCACCACTTCCACGTTGGTGTTTGCATCCAACGCAGTGAAGATGCCGGTGGGCTGCGACGAGCCAGTGCCGTTGATGGTGCCGTTCGCCACCAGATCAATGTAACCCTGATCCAGAAGGCGACGCATCTCCGCAGCAAACGCCGGGTAATCGTCACCGACTTCAACGCTATACGGGATGAAACCGCGAGCGGTGTACACCGGCACGGTCGGCTGCGCCAACGTCGGAGCATCGTCACTGACCTCAGTTCCCTCACCGTCATACGAGAAGGAAACACCAGCGGACGAAACACCCTTCCACTCGTCGGTGGTGATCGTCACCACACGGGCGAGATCAAGCACCGGCGCAGCAGCAGCACCAGAGGTAAGGATGATCGACGGATCGATCAGCACCGGGATACCGAAGCCACCTGCGGTGTCGGTGCCCTCGCTCATCGCACGGAACTCGTCAAGAGCGCGAGCCTCTTCCGGCGAGAACGACGGTGAACCCTGCGTGACACCCTTCATGAACGCGCTGCGGTAAGCATCGTTCTCGGTCAGCACCATCCGCTTTGCGATCTGACCGCCGTCGGTCATCGCGTTACGGGTGCGGAGCAGACCGTCAAGGTGGTCGCCGTTGCGAGCAGCAAGGTTGCTGCCGTCACGGTCAAGGATCGCCAACGCTGCGTCACGGATTTCGCTGCGCGATGCGCGAGCAATGTCCAGATCAGTAGCGGTGCGCTTCATCACCTGAGGTGCGTCGTGACCTGCGGTGCGCTCCACCACAGCCTCACGGGCTGCGGCAATCTTTGCCTCACGGGCAACGAGCGCGTCGTAGTCAGCCTTACGGGCTTCGTGCTCGGTCAGGGCTGCGTCAAGTTCCGCATCCTCATCGGGGGTGATGTCGTCACGCTCCGACAGTTCAACGATCCGCGAACGCAGTTCTTCCAACTGCTGTTCCATTTCATGCTTTTTCATTTTGAGTCCCTTCATCGGGTGAGAGCGAACCGCATTCTTGCGATCCGCTGATTTCGTGTTCTGGTTGAAGCGTGACCGTCGGTCGGGGCTTCTTCACCCGACGAGTGGCTATCAGCCGGGTCGTCGGTTTGATCTGTTACGAACGACGTAATGTCGCCCGATGCCAGAATGGTAGCAATCTCGTCGCGCACATTTTGATCACTCAACGCAGACAACGCCTGACGAGTACGAACACCAACACTTGTTTGCTCATACGCAGGGAACACAACCGGTCCGACCTCATACAACTCCACCTCACGGATCGTGCGTTCCTCCATGCCGTCGTTACCGCGTCCCCATGTCTCATCCACGATTCGGAACCGGAAAGACATGCCACTGATCGCGCCGTCACGGATCGCGTCACGCACTGGCTGCACCAACCAGTTGTCAGACAAACGTGCTTTCACCCGCAACCCGTGATCATCTTCACTGATGCTGGTGATGCGTCCCAACGGGATCGAACCGATCAAAGGGTGTGCGCCATGATCGAACTGCAACACTGGCATACGCATTCCCAACGTCCGCTTGAACGCGCCCGGTGCGATCCGTTCACGGAACTCACCGAACTGATCAGCAATGTTCGTCCACTCGTTGAACACTGCGCCGTACCCGTCAAGGGTCAGCCCGTCATCGTTCGGGGTGACATCGAACGACAGTTGTCGTGTGATGTTGTCTGTTGCCCGTGTGATCGTGTCCATGTTCATGCTCCGTTCGTCTTTGATCTGCTCCGCTTTCCGGGCGAACCATTCACGGGCAGGTTCAGGGTTCAACGGGTCGATACCCCAAAGGTAGTGCGCGACAGCACCAGCACCCGGCCAACCGTCATCATCCGGATCACTGTTCGACGGTGCGTCCAAATCGACAGCGTGTCGGGCACCCCACGCGTTGGCACGAATCACTTTGTCCTCGCTGATGTCGCCG